GCATCTTTTCTTTTCCATAATCTAATCGCATATCAATCCTCCTTGTAGTCTTCATAGTCAATCTGCATTACCTCGCAGATGCTTTCATAACCTGAACCATTCTCGTACATGTTCTTAATTGTCTGGCCGTGGATTGTTCCATCCCACGCATCTATCTGCCGCTCAATCTCCGCATTCAATCTGTGATTACTTCTGTCCGCCATCTTACTGCCTCCTATCTAACGCCCCCATTTTTTGTAGGTAAATACTGTTGTCAATCCGCTCCTGTGAGATTCAGCCTTTGCGCCATCTTCGCCAATATTCCGCAGGCTAACGATAATCTTTTCAAAGTGCTCTTCATTATCTTCGTATCGCTTTCCGCTGGATAAGAAAAATCGAAATTCTTTTCTATACTCGGCGTAGGTCTGGTAGATTCTTGTCTCACCGCTTTTCGCAATGACCTTAACCTCTACATCTTCTCCCTGCTCTTCGCAGTCAATCCAGATATTGATTGTCCGATTTCCATCTGCCAGGTTTAGTTCCAGACGGTCGTTTAAATCACAAATGTAATCGTTGTGTCTTCCATCAGCGGTACTGCGATAAATTGGATACCCGGCTTTCAGGCTACTCTCCTCGTCTTTCTCATAATCAGTTGGAAAAATTTGATTCGCCATCTCCCATGCTTTCTGAATGCTTTCCGCTTTCATTTTGTACCTCCTACTTAATTTTCTTACCGTTTGGTAATTTTTATCTTGTCATCATCTTAACTTACCAATCAGTAAATGTCAATCGTAAAGTTTATATTTTCGGAAAGTTTTTTAATATAAATTACCAGCTTTACAAATAGCAAAACCGGAGGCATTTATTCCTCCGGCTCCCATCATGTAATACCATTCATCTTCCCTGCCAATTCCTTCTTCAAAGTCAGAATCTCCATAATAATGCTATCCAGCTTTTCAAATGCGTCCTCTTGCACGCTTCTGCTCTTAATCACGTTTGGCTCCGCTTCCATACACTTTTCAAACTCGTATTCCTTTCCTGCCTCAATCCTTACCTCCCGTTCTACCTTAATATTCCTCGACTGCTGTACAACTTCCTGGCAAAACCATTCCCGGAATCCTTCAGGAAGGCTTTGCCCTCTGTCGATGAACTGTCTCGCTTCTTCTTCGTCAAAACATCTTGTGTCCGTTGCGCCTTGCTTTTTCTTAAACACCCAGGGAACCATACGGATTCTTCCAGGGATGCCGCATCTCATAATTACTTTTCCAGGAGCCGCATATCCCATGCAAGCCGCAATGTCAACGCCTGCGTATAGTTTGGTTCCGTCATCGTCTACCAGCATCCGGATTTCACCAAATCTTTCATCACTGAATACCACGCAATTTTCAAAGTTTTTCCCCTCAAACACATATCTACTCATAGCAGGCACCTCCGTAATAAGCTGTTCTCAGGTTTTCCAGATTGATGCCAAACTGCTCTCTCAGTAGATTCAGGGAATTTTCCAACTGTTCCCCATCCTTGTCATCGGAGAATCCGATACGTCCTGATACGAACGTATCATCAATCATCCGGATCAGTGCTGCCACCTCATTCATTTTGATGATGCAACTTTCCAGGTTCTTCATATCACCACTCCTTTGCTTGTTGCGCCAGAGCAACGGTTATGCTATACTCTAATTGCTATTATTAAAACCGTAGCTTCCGGCTCGTTTTACAACCTCTTTTGATGCCCGTCAGAAGGGGTTGTTTTTGTTACATCATCATTCTAACTTACCGTCCGGTAATTTCCAGTTGATTTCAGAATGTTACCCAAATTATAAGACTTTCTTACCGTTTGGTAAGTTAAGGGCAAAACTAAATAAACATAGCCTCCGGCAATGTTCCATCCCCAAATTTCTTATACAGTTTTCCCGCCTCTTTCTTACCTACTGTAGTGATACTATCGGTTCCGTTTTCCCACTCTACATACCGGGCAACAAAGAATCTCCCGAAAGAATCCACATACAATTCAAACGCCATACCGTCTGTGTACTCATGCTCCCCGTCCATGAAGAAATCACTGCACAGCGCATCTGCTTTGTAGGTGTCGTACAGCACGCCATTGATAACCTGCTTCACTCTGCGACCACGACCTTTTCGGCGACCCTCAAACTCAATGCCGCTTTCAAGCTCTACCAGTCTGATTTCATACCCTAACATATACGCCATTTTCCTCCATTCCTCTGCGCTGAAGGAATTTTTCTTCAACCGCTGGTTGAAATTCTGTGGTGTCCACCCCATCATTTTTGCAAACTCTCTTTGCGAATAATTCTTTGCTTCAAGAGCATCCCTAAGAATATCTGACATACTCTTTCCTGTTTCTGCGGTTCCAAATTCAATATTTACCATTGTTATCATCTCCCTTACTTACTTTTCAAAGCACACATTGTGCATAGTTTTCCATCAAACATATCATCTGAAAATCCATCCGGCAAAGGTCTATCCCAGCACTCTTTTCCGCATTTAGGGCAATTAACCTTTTTCCAAGTCTTATCAGCAGGAACCGGAACATTATCTACAAGCGGCATCATCAAATATCCGCCACGATTACTCTTTTTTCTCGGTTCTATCTTCATCGTTCTTCTCCTCTCCATACAGAAGATACGCCACTCCTTTAGGATGACGTTCATCGAACCAATGCCAGATTTCTTCCCGCTCAGTTCCGGCAGGAAACATTGTGACTTCTCTGGTTCCTATCATCAGCCGGTAATCTTTTTCCAGCAGCATCCTTCCATCTTCATCTTCACGAAATGGTACATCTGCAAGATTCTCCCAGAATCCTCCAACCATCCGGTAGCATAAAGAAGTATCGCTATCCCAATCACAATATCCGCTATCCAACATACATTCACTGCACAGCATCATTGGAAATCCACAATTCGGGCAAAATATCTGATATCCTTTGTCAACAACGCTCCATTCTACTGTATTTTCATGACCGCAATCCGGGCAAACTTCCGTCACCAGGCTCATGCGAATCTTCATCAACTCTTTGTGCTTGCGGATCACCACCGCATGGACTTTTTTGTTTTCTGCCCGCAGTTTTTCCAAATCATGCGCAAACTGCTTACCCAACGCCGCTTCAATAGACATCTCTCCACCTCCAACAACCTCTCCATCCTGTACAATGGGTGTGCCATCTTCCCATAATTCAACAAACAGAAAAACCTTCCTGATTTCTCCGGGATCCGCCCCCTCTTTAAGCAGAAAGACTTCTGCCTCTGCCTCGCTTTCAAAACTTCGGACTTTCCCATCGAATAAAAAAGGAAAGCATATCTCTCCACGCTCTACAACCGCTATTGTCACCTCCGGCAATGCATCTGAAGAATTTTCATCTGTCTCAAATCCAAACAGGTCTTCATAGCAATTCGGACACTGGTATCGGTATCCAGGCGTATCCGTTTCATAAGCCGCATGGCCGCATTTCCCGCATTTCAGCCCTACATTTTCATAAAACTTGTTTCCCACTACAATTCCGCTCATTCTTCCCTCCCGAACAATTCATAAGCTTTGTCTACAAGCATTTCGTTTCTAACTGATTTATCATCGAAAATTCCTTTGCAGTCATTACGCATCTTACTCAGATTCTCATACGTTACTGGAACTCCTGCCAATTCCATAGCGGCAGCTAAGTCTTCATCGAACCACTTTTCAACGTACCAAGGCTCATCTGACAGAACCGGATTCCCACAATTTGTACAACTATCATGCATTTGGCAACCAAAGAGCATCCCGCAGCGTCCGCACTTTTCCCACTCTCCATTTACAACCCAGTCTTCAATGAGCGATTCTGGGTGCTGCCAGTCACAGTTGTCAAAGAGTTCATCTGCCATCTCCACATTTCCATCGCAGAGATTAAGAAAATCCTGCCTAGTATAAATGCTATCCGACAACTCCGGTACATAGCATACCTGTTCTGGATGCTCTTTGTATGCCTCTTCGTCTTTAAAAATCATTCCCTGGCCGTAATACTCACGCTCAATAACTTCTGGCATATCATTTTCAACATCTTCTGGAGTATATTTCCCAACAACCAAATATCCCACTTTTGCACCTCCTCTTAACCGAAAACAATGTCATCAAACAATGCGTACTGTATAATCATGTCACATACTGTATCGTCTGCATTGCATGTATCAATCCTCAACTTATTGTCAATCTCCTCCAGAATGTTATAAGGATGCGGCTTCTCAAAGTACATCTTCAATCCTTTCATGAACTTCTCTCTGTCAAGCGTGTATGTTTCATCCTCCTCAATGTCATATAGAATCAACTGACCTCCTCTGGAAATCTGCTCACTGGCATATTCTCCAAGGTAATTTCCAACAACCTCAGCTTCACCGCACCAGTAATTGATGCCGCCTTCCAAGGCTCCCGCCATGATGTCATCAATATCCTCCTGGGTGACAACCACTTCCAATTCCAATTTCAAAACAACAGTGTCCATCTAATCGTCCTCTCTCTTTTTATTCTCCCAACAATCCGGGCAGTAAATCTCATTGCTATCCTGCATCATACGCATATACTCTTCATTTCCATACCTGTCTATGAAGCATTTTGAGCAGAATGTATTTCCACACTTTTCGCAACCCCACAGTTCTCCGTGAATATCATCTGACGCATTCCATTTATTCCGAAATCCACAGCAATCACAAGAATAGGTGCCATCTTCACCGTGATATGCCATTTTTCACCATCCTTTCCGCTTCATGCACTCTCTTCCATGTCCTGAACTTCTTCATCTGTATACCAATCTGCCTGAAATATAAATTCATCACGAGGCATTGAAACTAAATCTTCTGATCCTAAGACTATATCCTCATTGTCATACTTCTCTCGAACCAAATCGCAGGCTTCGTCAATGCTGTCTGCCTCAACCACAACTTCTTTTCTCAAAATCTCCTGAACCGCTATGCAATACTTCAAATTTCTTCACCTCCTTTCTAAAAATCCGGTTCCAGGTCTTCTTCCCACTCTTCCGGTGGTTTTACCTCATAACCGCCAATAGCGTGCCATCTTCCGCAATGAGAACACTGAGAGCAACCATAATATCTATCTTCCAAGTTAATCTCTTTCCCACACTCACACCTTGCAAGGGCAGGAATCCAGCAGGACCGTTCTTCGGTTACGACACCTAAACATTCAACCTCCTCCGGATGCTGTTTGCACCACTCATAATTCTTCTTTGCCGCCGGATTCTTGAATATCGGTTTTCCTTCCTCATAATCAAATGCAAATCCAGCTTCCGAATCAGTGCGATATCTGTATTCCAGCCGCTTCCTGCTCATATGCTCTCTATGAGCCGGTCTGATAATCTCTGCCATATGCTCTTCCCTTCCATGATTGACCCGTTACACAATAGCTTCTCGATGCTTCTCCAATCTCACTTCTGCTCTACCAGATAGATTTTCTCTGTACTCTCTAAAGCTCCTCCTTGCGTCTTCTCTTGTATACTCGCTGTTCTCGCACTCCCATCCGTAGCCCCAGTTTGTCATAATATCCCACCGGTCTTTTGTTTTTCTTTGATATGCCACACTCTCACCTCCTATTCATGATGTTCTGCGAACCGTGGAACAAACAAATCAAAATCTGTAGCCGGAAAGCTATCTCGCACTATGTTGTTCTGAATCCCACTGAAATCATGTGTGAAATTGAAATCATCTGCCTCTAGCCACTCCTCCAGCCTCAGATGAAATTTTCTATCTGCGCTTTCAATATCCATGAGCGAATCCATTCTGTCTCTATTGCAAATCCCTAATTTTTCCGCTCTTTCGCAAATCTCAACATACTTCAAAAATCTGTTTTGCATATCCGTTCCTCCTAATATCCTATTTTTCCAAGCGTCTGTCCGACTTTAATTGCCAGGTCCGTTGCCTGTTCATATGTACTTACATGAAAAGCCATCTCTCCGTACTGAACTTTAAATCCAGTCTTTTCTTCCTCAATGAAAACGTGGATCAAGTTATATCACCTCACTTCAAATGCTGTGTATACACATTTTTCTCTGCAATCCCATGTATCATATATCACGCCATCTTTGCAGCAGCTCCAGTGCTTTGCCATGTTCAAAATATAAACTCCTGTGGGATGCTGTTCTGCAAATCTCTGGCCGTTCATCCGGCTTTTTCCCTTTTCTGCCGGGAATGATAGCTTTTTCCAGCCGAACCCCTTAACGTATTCATCGCAGCATTTCTTCGTGTTGAAGTCCTTTTCTCCAATCTCACGTTTGATTCTGTTCAGCAATCTACAGGTTTCCTTATAGTCCATCCCGGATGCCAGGCAAATTGCCCGCTTAACGCAATCCGAAACTAACTTTCCGTCCGGATGCGGATTTGAAAACACATATTCTCCAGCCATATCTACGCCTCCTCAAAGAATGTGACTGTGGTTATTTGATTTTAAACGCATATCTCATATCGTACTCTCTTCCCCAGTGAATCAGCCTGTCTGGATATGCTTTTGCTACTTTGTAACACCAGAAAGCTTCTTCTCTGATATCTGCAACTAATTCCTCCGAACAACCATGCTTTTTGGCGTTTCTCGCCATCCGCCAGAGGAAAATTGCTTCCTTAAATGCCATGTCAATAAGTTCCTGCGTAATATCATCTAATCTCTTGCCTCTCGTCATGCTCCTACGTCTCCTCAAAGAATGTTATTGCGATTCTTGCAATATCAAAACAGATACTTGTGATTTCCTGATCTGTATCGCTGTGTTCCGTGATGTCTTGCGCTATCTCCACAATGTCATCTGTGGTTATATTCTCTTTGCCCTCCGCCATGTCATATAAGAGATGGCCGTATTCTTCGTTGTTTCCTCTGGTGTACCAGTTCTTTGCAATGCAAAGATTGCTAAGGCTGTCTGCGTGAATTTTTCTGATTTCTCTGTATCCGTACTTCATAGTTCTTTTCTTCATAACTTCTTTTTTCTCCTCCGCTACGTTTTCTCTGTCCACAAGTTCAATTTTGCTATTTAAAGATAACCAATAAAATAATCTGCCATTTTCTGTTACCAAAAACTCTTTATGAAGATTGCTGTCCGCCTCTTTCAGATCATAAGCCTTGCACTTAACAACTTCTCCATCAATGTACTCACAATCTGCATCATCTTCCAACTCTGCGTTTTCCTCTAAGTAAGAGATGAACTCTTTTACCGTCAAAGCATCCATAAGTTCCTCTGTGCTTCTCATAAATCTTACTCTGTATCTGTTGTCATCTTCTTTTCTATACTTCATAATTTTGACCTCCATGCTTACCGTTTGGTAACTTTTATCTTGTCATCATCTTAACTTACCAATCGGTAAGTGTCAATCATTTAATTTATTTTTCCGGAAATATTTTTGAAATAAACGATATGCTTTATGTATAGAAGAAACTCCGATTTTGATATGGTCTGAAAACCTCTGAAATGCCTCTGGATTCATTTTTGTCTTTTGCCGAAGGAGATATTGAAAATTTCTGTAGAATCGACTGTGACTTGATACATCAAAAATTTCGTTCAGATTTTGTGCAAATTGTACATTTAAGATGAATATTCAGTAGCAAAGCCGCAGACGGCGGTTTTGCGTATATTCTTTTATTTTTTATGATACTGGTACTGGTGATGGTACTGGTACTGGTTACATTGGATTTTCCTATGGACTGTCCGTAGGATTGTCCTATGGACGAAAAGAAACTGTTGACTTTTTCTGAGAACTGGCATATTATAATCTTAGCCAAATAAATGCTGGAAGAGTTCATGTAGAACAAAACGAAAAACCCCGGAGTTGCCGCTCTGGGGTTTTTCTTGCTCTTTACGGTGAGCTATTCCGTTTAGGCTGTTGCTGCCTATTCATCTCGATCCAGCCACTTGCATATGTAGTAGCCAACCACACTTGCTGCGACAGAGATAATAAACGCTGGAATAATATCGTTCATGCAGAATCACCTCCCTTCTGCTGGAGGTACGGCAGCAAAATTATCATATCACAGCGTTTCGTTGCTTTCCACCATTTTTTCGACAAATAAAAAAATCCCTCTGCCGACAATTCGACAGAGGGTGTGACATATC